TGGCAACAAACAAAGTAACTACAAACGTAATTGACATGAGTGGTGACACTGGAGGTCTAGTGTGGGCTAAGGGAACTCAAGCTCAAAGACCAACAGGAGTTGCTGGAGACCTACGTTTAAATACTACAGACAGCAGACTCGAATACAGAGATAACTCAGATTGGAAAAGATTCTCTGAAGGAGCAGCTTCTGGCCCAACTATACCCGTTGATTTTTTAGTTGTTGCTGGAGGAGGTTCTGGTGGAGCAGATTCTAACTCAGGAGGTGGTGGAGCAGGAGGGCTTCGTACTAGTTTTGGCTCAACATCAGGAGGAGGTTCATCTGCTGAGTCTTCATTAAGTTTACAGAGCGGTTTATCTTATACTGTTACAGTTGGAGCGGGTGCTCCAACAGCTTCAGTTACTAATCCTTATAAAGGTAGTAATGGGAGTAATTCAGTTTTTTCCTCTATAACTTCTTTAGGAGGAGGTGGAGGAGTAGGTCAGTTTGGTACTCCTAATGGATTAGATGGGGGTTCTGGAGGAGGTGGAGCCTACAGCTCATCACAGCAAGGAGGTTCTGGAGCTGCGAATCAAGGATTTGATGGTGGGGGTGGCTCAGGTGCTCCATCCAATTATGGTGGTGGAGGTGGAGGAGCTTCTGAAGCCGGAAATACAGATGGACAAGGACATGGGGGAGATGGATTATCAGTGTCAATTACAGGTTCTGCAGTAGATTATGCTGGGGGTGGTGGAGCAGGGTCGTCTGCCTCGGCTAATATAAATTTGCCAGGAGGAACTGGCGGGGGTGGACGAGGAGCTGGAGGAACTGGAAGTAATTTACCTGGAACAGTTAACACTGGCGGGGGTGGTGGAGGTTATGGGCCGAACAGTCCTGCAGGAGGTGCAGCAGGAGGTTCAGGAGTAGTAATCATTAGATATCCTAACACTAATACCATAACAGTAGGCTCAGGTCTAACAAGTTCAACAACTACGGATGGTAGTAATAAAGTAACCAGCTTCACAGCAGGAACAGATACAATAAGTTTTAGTTAATATGGCACATTACGCATTTTTAAATAACGACCAAACGACAGAAACTCTTAGAGAAGAGCTAATGATTTTAAGTAATGAGATGGGTAACCTTACTTCTATTGAAGAGCCGACTGAGGAAGATACAGCTGCGATTGAAGCGAAGCAAGCAGAGATAGATGCAAAGCAGCAAGAAATAGACAGCTGTCTTTGCATAGTAACAGGAGTAATTACTGGGGTGCCTGAGACGTATGAGAAATCTGCAAGTGATGAAACACTTGAACAAGAAATAAAAGATTTAGAAGACAGTAGAACTGCAGATAAAACAAGAGAAGAAGTTACAGCCATAGAGGCTGAGATACAAGTAAAGCTTGAAGAGCTTCATGCGCTTCCACCAGATGTAATAGATAATACTGTTTACTGGGAAGGGTATTATGGAAAAGGTGGACTATGCAAAAGAACTTCTTACAACACGATTGGTGGTGTTCACCAAAACGGTGGCACATCTTTTAGAAAAAATTATGCAGGTGTAGGGTATACTTACGACCCTGTAAGAGATGCGTTTTATGCGCCTCAACCATTTGAGTCTTGGACTTTAAATGAAGAGTCTTGTTTATGGGAGTGCCCTGTAGAAAGACCGGAGGGAGAATACTGGTGGAAAGAAGATACGCAGGAATGGGCAGATTATTTATATTTATCTCAGCCTTATAACTCCGAACCTCCATATCCAAGCTGGTCTTGGAGCACAGAAACGGGATGGACAGCTCCAGAAGAAAAACCTGACGACGAAAATTCGTATCTTTGGGACGAGTGTAGTTTAACTTGGAAAAAATTAGATAATGGCAACGACTAAAGTAAGAGGAGAAGTAGTAGATTTTAATCCTGGAAACCCAGATTATATACTGGACTCTACTAATGCAGTGACGGTTATAAATGCTGGTGGTAATCAATACAATTTTAATGGTGTGTATGGAAAATTTGGCGCTAAGATTGGTACTATAACTCTAACCGGTGTTCCTGCAGGACATCCTATTGCTTTTATAAATAACGGAAAAACATCACAAATATCTTACACTGGTACTGTAGATGAAGGAACTGCTACAGGGCCAGATGGAAACACGTATACTTTTTATTCGGGAACAGTCACATTAACTGTAAGCGCTGACTTTGGAACAATTAGTTACTACTGTAAGATTCATGGTTATATGGGCGGTCAAGATAATTTAGTTTATACTTATTCAGAGAGCGGATTAAAAATCCCTACAGGTACGAATAACAACAGACCTGCTACAGATGTAGCTGGTATGATTAGAAATAATACGAATGAAACTTCAGAAAGTTCAGCTTCTTGCGAAGAGTATTATAACGGCTCAACTTGGCAAAAACTAAATAATACTCCTCCACCTGCAGGCCCAAGGAGCTTTTTTAATATTGTAACATGGTCTGGTAACGGCGCTAACCGAGCAATTACAGGAGTAGGTTTTCAACCCGATGCAGTTTGGATTAAAAACAGAAGCACTACAGCTGATTTGCACATGTTTGATTCTACTAGAGGGGCTACTAAATTTGTATCACCTCAATCTGCAGCTGCAGAACAAACAGCTTCAAACACTTTAACATCTTTTGATAGCGATGGATTCTCACTAGGAGTAAGTAGTGCAGTTAATGACAACGGTAACGATTACGTAGCCTGGTGTTGGAAAGCAAATGGTGGAACAACGAGCTCTAATACTGATGGTGGTATTACCACTACACTTCAAGTTAATTCTCCTAACACATATTTTAGTATTATACGATATAATGGAAACTATACACAAGGAACAACATTAGGACATGGCATAGGAACAGCTCCAGGAGTGGGTTGGATTGGAAGAACAAGTCATTCTGAAAACAGAAGAAGTTTTTGGCAAATTTCAGGAACAGGGGGAACACCTTATCAGGTAACTACTGATAGTCCTTCAGGTTCTACACCAACTCAACCAAACTCTTTTTTCCCTTCTAATGCAACAGCATCGGTAGTAAATTATGGAAACGACCCATCGATAAATTATACTAGTGCTTATCAGTATATATTTTATCTTTTTGCATCAGTTACAAATTTTACTAATTTTGGTACTTATTCGGGTAATGGGTCAACTCAAGCAATAACAACTGGGTTTGCTCCAAAATTAATCTGGATTCAAAGACAAGATGCAGCTGGAAATTGGCAAATGTATGATTCAGTTAGAGGAAATACAAAAATATTAATGATGAACAATGACCAAGCTGAAATTACAGATACAAGATTAACATTTGATTCAACTGGTTTCACCTTAAACGCAACAGCGGTATCAAACGGAAGTGGTAGTACGTTTTGGTACTGCGCATGGGCATAATAAAATATTAATATGGCAACGACAAAAATTACAAACCCGGAATTATTTGACTTAGGAAGTTTAAACACTGCTTTAAGGCTGCCTAGTGGTTCTACCGACCAGAGACCGACAAGCCCAAGCACTGGAGAATGGAGATATAACACTACAACTAATCTAATAGAATTTTATGATGGAGCAGATTGGAGAGAATTACAATCAGAAGTTATACCGCCAACACCTAGCGAGCATTTTAATACCGTTTTATATACAGGTACTGGCTCAGCACAATCCATTACAGGCGTTGGTTTTAAGCCGGATTGGATTTGGATAAAAGATAGAGACACAAATTTTTCACACGCAGTAACAGATAGTACAAGAGGAGTAGGAAATATAGTAAAACCAAATACTACAGATGCACAGTCAACTGATGCACAAACAATAACCTCATTTGATGCTGATGGTTTTAGTTTGGGAACGGCAGGAGGTAGTTTTAATAATAATGGAGACAATTATGTAGCCTGGTGTTGGAAAGCAAATGGTGGAACAACTAGTAGCAATACTGACGGAACGATTACATCAACAGTACAAGTAAATACCAAAGCTGGATTTTCTATTATGAGATACACAGGTAATGGTACGGTAGGTGCAACTATTGGGCACGGCTTGGGAGCTGCGCCTGATTTAATAATTAGTAGGAATTTAACATCAGCTACTGCATGGGGTGTATATCATAAATATAACACTGCAAGTCCAGCGGGGCAAAGATTAAAGTTAGATTTACCTGACCTTACATTAACCACAAACGATTACTGGGCGGGAGTAGAACCTACATCTACAGTACTTTCAGTTGGAACAGAGGCGGCTGTCAACGATAATACTAAAGATTATATTATGTATGCTTTTAAAGCAGTGGCAGGATATTCAGCTTTTGGCTCATACGCTGGTAACGCTTCAGACGATGGGCCTATTATTAACACAGGATTTGAACCAGCTTGGTTAATGATTAAAGTTAATACGGGAAGCGCAGATGGATGGTTTATGGTTGATAATAAAAGAGATACTTCTAATCCTAGAGGTGATAGATTATTTGCAAATAGCGACGTTGCTGAAGCAAGTGAGCCAGGAGCACAAGTTGATTTTTTAACCAATGGATTTCAAATAAGAGGTACAGGTGCTGGGCAAGGTCAAGTAAACTCAAGTGGTAGCACATACGTTTACATAGCCTTTGCTTCTAACCCGAGTACTTCGCCAGCATTAAACGATAGTTTTGCAAATAAAACTTACTCAGGAAATAGTGGTACACAAAGTATTACAGGATTAGGATTTTCTCCTAATTTTTTATGGATAAAACAAAGAAACGGAACTGAGCAAAATTATTTGTATGATACAATAAGAGGTTCTTCCAAATATATACATTCTAATATATCTTCAGCTCAGGGAACTGATGCTACAACAAGATTAACCTCTTTTGATTCCGATGGATTTTCTCTTGGAAGTGACGGTGCTGTAAATGGAAGTGGTAGTAATTATATTTCATGGAACTGGAAAGCTAATCCTCTTCCAACTATAAGCACAGACGGAACAATACAGTCTGTAGTAAGCGCTAACCAAGCAGCTGGATTTAGTATTGTTAAATTTACAACACCTTCTACAAATAATTTTAGTGTTGGGCACGGTTTAGGTGTAGCGCCAGATTTAGTAATTTACAAATGTTTAAGTCAATCAAGTAACTGGACAGTATATGATTCTATTTCAGGAGCAACAAAATATCTTTTACTTAATGGTTCTGGAGCTCAACAAACCGACTCTTTACCTTTCAATGACACAGAGCCTACAGCAACTGTTTTAAACTTAGGTTCTGCTACCGTATGGTGGGCTACAAATGCTGATTATATTGCTTACGCATTTAAATCTATAAGTGGATTTAGCAAGATTGGAACTTATACTGGAAGTGGAAGTGGTAGTACGCAATCTATAAACACAGGTTTTGCAGCTTCTTGGGTTATAATAAAAGATTATAATGTCGGCGGGTCTTGGTGGATTGAAGATACTGATAGGGGTGGCGCTATAAGTTTAAAAGCAAATAGTTCCGATGCTGAATCTACCACTAATTATGTAACATTTACCTCAACTGGGTTTGATGTTACAGGAGGTTTAAATGACAATGCTTCAGGTAGCAAATTTATATACATGGCCTTTAAAGAAAACCCAACTATATATCCTGTTGCAGGTAATATGTCATTCCTTGTTATAGCAGGTGGTGCTTCAGGTGCAGTCTATCACGGTGGTGGTGGAGGTGCTGGTGGATTGAGAACATCTTATGGTTCTACTTCAGGTGGAGGTTCGTCTGCTGAATCAGATATTACTTTAGCAGCAGGAACATATACAATTACAGTAGGTGCTGGTGGTACAGGTGTAACATATTCAAGCTCAAATGTTGCAGGAAATAATGGTAATGATTCTTCAATAGCAGCATCAGGATTAACAACAATAACATCTATTGGGGGGGGTGGTGGTTCATCTTACGCTGGCCAAACTACTCCTGGTAATGGAGGTTCTGGAGGAGGAGGAGGAAATGGAGGTCAAGCTGGTGGTACTGGAACTGCAAATCAAGGTAACGATGGTGGTACAGGTTCAAGTTCTTCAAGTAACTATCCGTCAGGTGGAGGTGGAGGTGCAGGAGCAGTAGGTGGTAATGGTTCAGGTTCAAGTGCTGGTAACGGAGGTGCAGGATTATCAGTTAGTATTACAGGTTCCTCTGTAGCATACGCAGGAGGTGCTGGGGGTTCATCTTTTAGAGGTGGTACTGCTGGTACAGGAGGAACAGGTGGTGGTGCAAATGGTACTAATGCAGATGGTACTGGTAATGCGGGGACAACAAACACAGGTGGAGGTGGTAGTGGTGCAACGGCAGCAACATCAGGTGCAGGTGGGTCGGGAGTAATTATATTAAGATTACTTACTTCAGAATATTCAAGCTCTACAACTGGTAGCCCAACAGTAACAACAGACGGAGATTATACAGTATTAACTTATACAGGAAGTGGAACATACGTTCACTCATAAATAAATAGATATGGCACATTTTGCAGAACTTGATGAAAACAATGTAGTACTACAAGTAATTGTTGTACACAACAATGAGCTTATGGATGGAGAAACAGAAAGCGAAGCTAAAGGAATTGGTTTTTGTGTTTCTTTGTTTGGTCACTCTAACTGGGTGCAAACTTCTTATAATAACAATATGAGAAAACAGTTTGCTGGAACAGGCTATACATACGATGATGTTAACGATGTATTTATTGCACCTCAACCTTATCCTAGTTGGTCTTTAGACGACAACTTTGATTGGCAAGCCCCAACGCCAATGCCAGAGGATGACAATATGTACTACTGGAACGAGGATAATCAGAGTTGGGATTTAGTGGAATCTTTAAATAATGAAACAGAATAGTATGAACTTAGACTTTGAACCTACGATACTTGGAACTACAGTGTTAGTTGTTAGTTTAGCTGAAATAAACCAAGGTCTACAAAGTCTTTTGTTTATAGCAACATTAATTTATACGATAATTAAAATTTATCAACTTTTACAAAAAAAGTGAAACACTTCAATTATGCAGAATTTGACTCGCCTGATTTTCCTGATAGTGGTAGGAATATGGATAAGTCTTTCTTATTCTTGCTCGACAGTGCACGTCAAATTGCAGGGACACCATTCAAAATCAATTCGGGCTTCAGAACTTCAAAACATAATGCAAAGGTTGGAGGGACAGAGAACTCGTCGCATCTCAGAGGATTCGCTGCCGATATACATGCAACATCCTCTTCAGAAAGATTCAAAATATTATCAGCGCTTCTCGAAGTTGGATTCAATCGCATTGGAATAGCAAAAACTTTTATTCATGTAGATGCTGACCCTATAAAAACAAAAAACGTAATTTGGACTTATGCTTAAACTATTAAAAAAATTATTAGGATTTAGTGACTCAGGCGTAGATGGTCTAGGTCTTGAAATCAGAGAACTTATTAAGGGAAAAGAGATTGACCCTCAAAAACTTATTGAAATGCAAACTGCTATCAATGAAATGGAAGCAAAACATAGAACAATTTTTGTTGCCGGTTGGCGACCTTTTATTGGATGGGTGTGCGGTATAGCTCTTGCATATAATTTTATTATAAGAGATATGCTGGTTTGGTATATGGGAGTTGCTTCAGCACCTCCAGCTCTACAAATGGAGCATCTTATGACTGTTCTTATTGGTATGCTAGGACTTGGAGGCATGAGAACTTTTGAAAAATTAAATAATAAATCTAATTAAATGGCAAAAGCAATGTCTGCTACTCGATATGAGAAACCAAAAACTCGTAGACCTGGAGTACACGCTAAAACTAAAACATCAAAATTAAAATCATCTAAGTATTACCAAAAAAAGTATAGGGGTCAAGGCAGGTAATTTATTTATATCTTTGTATTAATTAAATTTAATCAAATGGATATTCGTAAAATCTCTATAGGGCCAAACTATAAGTCTGATGCTATGCATTATATAATAGGTCAAGAGGTGTTAGGTGGAAAATACTTTATACACTTAATACAATATGTAGAGCGAAGTGATAGTATAAAAATCTGGATACAAAGAGAGGGAGAGATACTTCTCTGGAAAGAGTTTAACTCGAACATGCCAGTATCTATTGAATATAATATAAACTTTTAATGAGGTCACCTTTTTATTTTATTGTAAAACCGCTTGATGATAAAAGATATACCAATACAAAAGACATAGATGGTATGGATTTTATAACAAGTACCTCTGAGGAAAACCACATGGCCTCTAACAGGCAGGGCGTAGTTGTGGCTACACCGCTTGGCTATAATGGAGAGATAGAAGTAGGAGATTTACTTTTAGTTCACCATAATGTATTTAAGTTCTACAATGATATGAAGGGTAGACAAAAAAGTGGTAAAAGTTTTTTCAAAGATGATTTGTTTTTTATAGAGCATGACCAGTTCTTTATGTATAAACATAATGAGCAGTGGATATGTCATGACAGGTATTGTTTTGTAAAACCTGTGCCAGTGGAGGAATCATTTATAATGAAGCTTGGTAGAGAAGAGCCTCTTATTGGTATTATGAAATACCCAAATAAATATTTATCTTCACAAGGGGTCAAAAGTGGTGACAGAATATCATTCAAGCCTAATAGTGAGTATGAGTTTACGGTTGATGATGAAAAGTTATACAGAATGTTTGACCATCAAATTACAATGAAACTATGAAATCAGAAGATTTAAAAAAAGAAATTATACACGCAGGGCGTAGAGCTGTAGAGCAGCTTATCAAGGTAGCTAAAGAAGATATCATAAAGCCTGACCCTGATGATGAACTAGCAGCGGATAGGTTAAAGAACGCAGCAGCTACAAAAAAGCTAGCTATATTCGATGCTTTTGAAATACTAAATAAAATAGATTTAGAAGAAGAGGTTATCAACTCTGGAGGACAAGTAAATAAAACAGATACAAAACAAGGGTTTGCAGAAAGAAGGTCAAAATAAATTATATCATGTAATAAAAGATTACATACCTAAGTCTGTTCTTACAAAAAAGAACAGAGCTAAGACTTGGCTTTATGGCTACAACGAAAAGTATGACTTAGTAGTAATATCAAAAAACGGAACTATAGGTCAGATAATAAATATAAATGGTTTAGCTATTGGACTTCCTAAACAGCCAGAGAAGTTGTTTAAGCGTTCTGATAAGAAAGAAGAACAGTTCTGGGAGAGAGAAGAACTACCTAGAGATTTATCTAAGATAAACTCTATATTTCAATGGAACGATAGACCTCCAGCTTTTAAAAACAAATGGGTTGATTATATCGAATCAGAGTTTGACAGAAGAGAGCTAGGTTTTTGGTTTTATAACAACGGCAAGCCTACATACATAACAGGCTCGCATTATATGTATCTACAATGGACAAGTATTGATGTTGGATACCCAGATTATCGTGAGGCAAATAGAATATTTTTTTTATACTGGGAAGCTTGTAAAGCAGACAAGAGATGTTTTGGTATGGACTATCTTAAGATAAGACGTTCAGGTTTTTCTTTTATGGGGTCGTCTGAATGTGTAAATACTGGAACACTTGCTAGAGATTCAAGGGTAGGAATACTATCCAAAACTGGTTCGGATGCTAAAAAAATGTTTACCGATAAAGTTGTGCCTATAGCAAACAGACTTCCATTTTTTTTTAAACCTATTCAGGATGGTATGGATAAACCAAAAACTGAATTAGCGTTCAGAGTTCCTGCATCCAAAATTACTAAAAAGAATATGCATGAGGTTATGGATGACGAGCTAACAGGACTAGACACTACGATTGACTGGAAGAATACAGATGATAACTCTTATGATGGTGAGAAACTATTACTGCTTGTACACGATGAATCAGGTAAGTGGTTAAAACCAAACAATATTCAAAACAACTGGCGTGTTACTAAAACTTGTCTAAGGCTGGGTAGTAAAATTATAGGAAAGTGTATGATGGGTTCTACATCAAACGCACTTAGCAAGGGAGGTGAGAGTTTCAAAAAGTTGTTTGAGGATTCTAATTTATCAACTAGAAATGCAAACGGCCAAACTAAATCAGGATTGTATTCACTTTTTATTCCTATGGAATGGAATATGGAAGGGTTTATTGACAGGTTTGGGATGCCTGTATTTAGAAAGCCAGACAAGAGAGTCAGAGGAGTAGATGATGAGTGGATTACTAATGGAGCAATAGATTATTGGGAAGCAGAAGTAGATTCATTAAAAAAAGATGCTGACGCATTAAATGAATTTTATAGACAGTTTCCAAGAACAGAGTCTCACGCTTTTAGAGATGAAAGTAAATCTTCTTTATTCAACCTCACTAAAATTTATCAGCAGATAGATTACAATGATTCACTTATTATGGAACATCATGTAACAAGAGGAAGATTTTATTGGAAGGACGGTGTAAAAGACTCAGAAGTTATATGGACGCCAGATTCTAGAGGAAGATTTAAAGTATCGTGGACACCTAATCGAGGCTTAGCTAATAAGAAAATTAAAAAACATGGAATTTATTTTCCAGTTAACGAACATATAGGGGCGTTTGGATGTGACTCTTATGATATATCAGGTACAGTTGGAGGTGGAGGTTCTAATGGAGCACTGCATGGATTAACAAAATACAATATGGAAGAAGCTCCAAGCAATGAGTTTTTTTTAGAGTATGTAGCTAGACCTCAAACAGCTGAAATATTTTTTGAAGAAGTGTTGATGGCTTGTGTGTTCTATGGTATGCCAATTCTTGTGGAAAACAATAAACCCAGATTATTGTATCATTTTAAAAACAGAGGGTATAGAGGGTTTAGTATGAATAGGCCAGATAAGCATTACAATAAATTGTCAAAAACAGAGAGAGAACTTGGAGGTATACCTAATACTTCTGAAGATGTTAAGCAATCACACGCTGCAGCAATAGAATCTTATATTGAAAAGCACGTGGGCATAGATTTAGAAGGAGTTCATAGAGCAGCTGATGAAATGGGTAACGTGTATTTTACACGTACATTAGAAGATTGGGCTAGGTTTGATATAAGCGCTAGAACAAAGTTTGATGCTAGTATTAGTTCAGGATTGGCTATAATGGCAAATCAAAAAAACGTATATCTGCCGCAGAAAAAAGAATCAAAAATAAGTCTTAACTTTGCAACATATAATAATAAAGGAACATTAAGTGAATTAATTAGATGAAAGAGGTAAA